TGACCCGTGCACGACGTGCACCGGTGCAGCAGGTGCACCCGTGCAGGAGGTGCACACCCACCCAGGCACCACGTGCACGGGTACCCGTGCAGGAGGTGCACACGGGGGTGCAGGAGGTGCACCTGATACATCCATTACATCCATTAAGACATCCAATAAGACAAAAGATACGCGCGCGAAGTCTGGCTTCGATCCGATGACGATGGAGTTGCCCGACTGGTTGCCCAGGGATCTCTGGGCGACTTGGGTGAAGGATCGATCTGATCGCAAAAAACCGATCACGGAGGCGGCTGCGCAACGGCAGCTGGCGACCTTGGCACGCTTGCGCGACGACGGAAGCGATCCGGCAGCTGTCATCGATCGATCGATCGAGTGTGGATGGCAGGGGTTCTTTGCGACGAAGGACGGCCGTGCACCAGCTAGAGCACCGCGGGTTGGTAGCGGCCGCCACAGCAGCTTTGAATACGTCGACTACACCGCAGGGGTGAACGCAGATGGAACCCTCCCAGCCTAATTCCAGTTTTCCGGACCTTCGCAACCCATCTGGCGTCAGTGGGCAAGCCACGGTGGAGCAGAGGACCTGCAGAAGGCACGGGCCCTACAACGCCCAGCCGCTCCCAGGCATCCGGCCGCTCCCAGGCAGATTGATGGGCTGGAATGGGTGCCCGATCTGCGAACGCGAGAGGCGGGAAGAGGAAGACCGCGAAAGGGCTGCGGAGGAGGCCTCCAAACTGGCGCGGCGGATGAGCATGAGTGGCTTGCTGCCTCGGATGCTCGCCGCTTCGTTCGGCAATTTCACATGCGACACTGACGCGCAAATCTCAACGCTCAAGGCGTGCCGCACCTTTGCAGAAGAACTGAATCCGGACGGGGGAGGGGGACTGTGGTTGATCGGTCCGCCCGGTACTGGCAAGACCCACCTTGGCAGTTCGATGGTGCAGCACGTCATTCGCGATAAGCGCCTGCAGGCCTGTCTGTTCAGCGCCCGGCAGATCATCAACATGCAGCGTGCGAGCTGGGACAAGGATCGGCAGCGCTCATCGTGGGACGATCCTTTCTTGGAGTTGAGCACGACAGAGGAAGTTGTGGAATTCATGGGCAGGGTATCGCTGCTGGTGCTCGACGAGATCGGTGTTGGGTTTCACAGCAATGCAGAGCAGGTCCAGCTGTACGACGTGATCGATATGCGCTACCAGCTGTGCCGACCCACGGTCGTCATCTCCAACCTGCCGCCAGCTGAGATGAAGACAGCGCTCGGGGAGCGCAGCTACGACCGTCTGCGTGAAGGATCCCGTGTCTTCACTTGCAATTGGCCCAGCGTTCGTGGCGTCAACCGTGCGCCCCGGGCTTGATCGTTTCTGAGGAGAGCTACCTTGATCGAAGTGCCGAACGTGAACACAGCGGTTCCTTCAGACTCATGCCGAACGGAAGCATCTGCCCTGAAGCCCAAACCGACAGGCCAGATCATCTGGGACGCGATGCAGCAGCTGCGCGAGGATGGGCAAGCAATCAGCCGCCAGCGGATCATGGAGGTGACGGGCCTGAATTACACGAGGATCGATGATCACGTGAGCCGGTGGATCGAGAGCGGGCGCCTGCGCCGGGTGGTAGACGGTGTGTACGAACTTCCCGAGCCGGTGCCAGAGCCGCGCCCAGTCTCCTTTACCGACTTACCCGACGGCATGACGCTGATCGAAGTTGGCGATCAAGAACTGCGGGTCTGGCCGCGCGAAATGCAAGTGATCGGGCGGCGCTCCAGCGGTGACATGCAGCGATACGCGCAGCTGCAGACGCAGCACGACATGGGAGCGTTGCTGGCGGAGGCCACAGTGCGCAACCGCGCGCTGGCTGACCGTGTGAGCGATCTGGAGCGCGCCGAGAAGCTGCGCAAGCAGGCTGGGCCGGAGTAGCCTAGGAGGGAACCGCCATGTGCATCCGTTGGACACCGGAGCTGGTTGCCATGCTCGGAACGATGATTGACAGGGCGCTGGCAGCGAAATTAGGCTGCTCAGGTCGTGCGGTTTACTCAGCGCGTAGATACCATCATGTCCCATGTTTCAAGGCGCCTGGAACTTGGACCGCGGAACGCGTCGCCTTGCTGGGTACGGCTCCTGACGCTGAGATTGCCGCCAAAATCGGGATAAACCATGTATCGGTTGCAAAGGCGCGAATGCGCCGAGGTGTTCCGGCGTTCCAGTTGCAGAAACCATGGACCGCTGAGGAACTCGCATTCCTGGGCACTATGTCGGATGCTGAGGTTGCAGAGCGGGTTGGCCGAAGCCAGGCGGCTGTTCGCGCTGCTCGCCATGACAGAGGAATCAAGTTGTCCGGGCCAGCGCCACATCCCCACTTGGACGACATCAAGCGTGAGTACACGACCACCGATATCCCGGTGCGGGAGATCGGGTTCAAGTACGGGGTGAGTCCCGGTTTTGTGCTCAAGCGAGCGCATAAGCGCGGATGGGCGAGGCCAGATAGGTAACAACACCCGCCTAGGGTTCGTACTTCGTACCAGTCCCCGGCATCCTTCTGGGGATGTCCACCGCAGAGCGTTCCTCGCAAGACCTGACCGTCCCGAACTGGGAGGCTATTGAGCGCGATTTCCGTGTGGGAGTCCGTGCCGTTACTGCCATTGCCAAGGAGCATGGCATCACCGAAGGCGCCATCCGCAAGCGCGCAAAGCGGGATGGCTGGGTTCGAGACCTCAATGCCAAGGTACGAGCCAAGGCGGATGATCTGGTACGAAAGGCGGCGGTACGAGCCCAGGTACGAGAAGACCGGCGGCTGACGGAGAACCGGCAGATCGAGGTGGAGGCGAACATCCAGAAGGAGATTCGCCTGGCTGAGCGAGTGGACATCAAGCGCGCCCGTGTCTTGTGCATGAAGCTGCTGACCGAATTGGAGCAGCAGACCGACCAGGTGCCGGAGCTGCTGGAGCTGGGTGAGGTCCTGCGTCACGCGGACGATAAGGGTCAGGACAAGCTGAATGACATCTATCAGGCGGTCATTAGCCTGCCTGAGCGTACCAAGACGATGAAGGCGCTGGCTGAGGCGCTGCGCATCCTGGTGTCGCTGGAGCGCGAGGCCTTCGGTATCGACGCACATCCCGACGCCGGAGGCGAGGGCGACAAGGACTTTCTGGAGAGGCTACTGAATGCCCGCGCCCGCGCAGCCAACCGCTAAAGGCCGCTTGGTCCGGCCTGCTCAGGTCGAGGCGCAACTGGTGGACGACATTGGGGCGTTTTATGACGACCCTGAGGGCTTCGTCCGCTATGTCTTTCCCTGGGGGCAGGCTGGAACGCCGCTGGCGACCGAGAGCGGCCCCGACACCTGGCAAAGCGAGGTGATGGGTGAGGTCCGCCAGGCGCTGCGCAGCGGTGCCGACGTGCAGACTGCCATCCAGATTGCGGTAGCCAGCGGTCACGGCATCGGCAAGACCGGCCTCGTGGCGTGGATCATTCTGTGGTTCATGAGCACGCGGGACTTCCCGCAGGTGGTGGTGACGGCCAACACCAAGACGCAGCTCACCACCAAGACCTGGCGCGAGCTTTCCAAGTGGCACAAGCTCAGCATCCACGCGCACTGGTTCGAGTGGTCAGCGACCAAGTTCAACCACATCCTGTATCCCGAGGTGTGGTTTGCCGCGGCCATCCCTTGGACTGAGCACAACTCCGAGGCCTTCGCGGGAACGCACGAAAGGCATGTGCTGGTGGTCTTCGATGAGGCTTCGGCCATCGCCGACAAGATATGGGAGGTGACTGAGGGTGCCATGACCACTCCCGGCGCCATGTGGCTGGCGTTTGGAAACCCGACGCAGACGGCTGGGCGTTTTGCCCAGTGCTTCGGCAAGTTCAAGCATCGCTGGATCACGCGCCAGGTGGACAGTCGCACGGCCAAGATGGCCAACAAAGCGCAGATCCAGAAGTGGATCGACGACTACGGTGAGGACCACGACTTCGTGCGAGTGCGCGTGCGCGGTGTCTTCCCGCGCGCTGGCAGCCTGCAGTTCATCGGCCTGGACACGGTGGCGAAGGCGCAGCGCCGCAAGGCGGAAGGCTATGGTCATTTCGCGAAAGTTCTGGGTGTGGATGTGGCTCGCCATGGTGATGACCAGTCTGTATTCACGCTGCGTCAAGGCAACCACGTCTGGCCACAGAAGAAGCTGCGTGAGCCCGATCTGATGAAGCTCGCGGACCTGATCGCTTTTGAAATCCACGAGTTCAAGCCGGATGCGGTGTTTGTTGATGCCACCGGCCTGGGCTGGGGCGTCATCGACCGTCTGCGTCAGATGGGTTTTGGCAAGCTGGTCTTCCCGGTGCAGGTAGGTGAGCGGGCGACCGACGAATCCCGCTACTGGAACAAGCGCTCCGAGCTGTGGGATCAGGGTAAGGGCTGGCTGGAAGAAGGCGGATGCCTGCCGGAAGACCCTGAGCTTGAAGCCGACCTCACCGGCCCGCAGTACGGCTATGACCGCCGCATGCGCATTGTCATCGAGAGCAAGGACGACATGAAGGCGCGCGGACTGTCCAGCCCGGATTGCGCTGATTCCCTGCTCCTGACCTTCGCATCTCCCGTCGCACCGACCACGGCAACGCCTGCCAAAGGCTGGCGCGATCGACTAGGCGTAGGCCGCCCTGGCCACTGGGATCAATCCACCGCATGACCATGACCAGCACCACTTTGACATCCATCGGCGACGATGCTGCGCGCGAGAACTGGGCCCGCTACCAGTACGCCAAGGACCGTGGCCATCTCGACTACCTGCCACATGCCGCGCGCTGCGAGGACATGTACATGGGCGGCGGCCGGCAGTGGACGCCCGAGGCGCGGGCTCAGCTCGCCCAGGAGCGTCGCCCCTGCTACGAGTTCAATGAGATCAAGCCCAGCGTCAACGCGACCATCGGCTACCAGATCCACAACCGCATGGACATCGCCTTCAAGCCGCGCGGCGGTGATGCCGACCTGAACCGGGCCACGATCCTCTCCAAGGTGACCATGCAGGTTGTGGACATGTGCAACTTGCACTGGCACGAGACCCAGGTCTTCAGCGACGGCCTCATCCAGCAGCGCGGTTACTTCGATGTGCGGGTGAGCTTCGACAACAACATCCAGGGTGATATCGTGGTCAGCGACCTCGATCCCATGGACGTGATCCCCGACCCGGATGCCAAGTCATACGACCCGGACAAATGGGGCGACGTGCTCATCACCCGCTGGCTGACTATGGACGAGATCGCCCAGCTCTATGGCCAGAAGGCGCGCAAGGCGGCCGAAGAGAGCAATGATGCCGGCGTGGACTTTGGCGAGCTGGATGACGAGGAGGTGCGCAGCAAGTTCGCCAGCCGCGACAACACCAACACCTTCGACGCCTGCCTCAAGAAGGAAGACGGCCAGCAACGCTACCGGATCATCGACCGACAGCGCTTTGTCTATGAGCTGACGCCCTGCATCGTCTGGCCCATGACGGGCGACGTGCGAGCTGAGGCCGAACTGGCCCAGGACTCCATCGCCGACGCCCTGACCCAGGGTGCGGTGCGGGCCAGACGCATGCGCCGTCGTGTGAAGTGGACCGTGACCACGCTCACCGCCACGCTCTTCGATGGCTACAGCCCGTACGAGCATTTCACCGTGGTGCCGTACTTCGCGTACTTTCGCCGCGGCAAGACCGGCGGCATGGTGGATGACGCCATCGGCCCCCAGGATGCGTTGAACAAGGCCGTGAGCCAGTACGTGCATGTGGTCAACACGGCGGCCAACAGCGGCTGGATCGTGGAGGAGAACTCGCTGGCCAACATGACCATGAAAGAGCTGGAGCAGGTGGGGGCACGCACGGGCCTGGTGGTCGAGTACAAGAAGGGCAGTGCCGCGCCGCGCAAGATCGAGCCCAACCAGGTGCCCACCGGCGTGGACCGCATCATCGACCGCGCGGACAAGGCGCTCAAGGATGTGACGGTGCCCGAGGCCATGCGCGGCCAGCAGGGCCCGGAGGTCTCCGGTATTGCCATCCAGGCCAAGCAGTTCGCCAGCCAGCAGCAGCTGGCCGTGCCACTGGACAACCTGGCCTACACGCGGAGGCTGCTCGCCAGGCGCATCCTCAAGCTGATCCAGACCTACTACGACAGCCACCGCATCTTCCGCATCACCGAGACCGACCCGCTGACGGGCAAGCAGGTGGAGGACACGCTGGAGATCAACAAGTTTGACCCGGCCTCGGGTGGCTACCTCAACGACGTGACCATTGGCACCTATGACGTGGTGGTGACCGAGCAGCCGATGCAGGTCACGTTCCAGAACAGCCAGTTCCAGCAGGCATTGGAGATGCGCAAGGCGGGCATCAACATTCCCGATCCGCAAGTCATCCGCTACTCCAATCTGGCCGACAAGCACGACATTCTGGCGAGCATGCAGGGCAACCAGCCACCCGCAGATCCAACGGTCGAGGCGCGCGTGCGGCTGATCGACGCCCAGGCGCGCAAGACCGACGCACAGGCCACGGACGTACAGGTCAAGAGTCAGTACAGCGCGATCCAGACTGCTCAGGTCATCGCTCAGACGCCGCAGACCGCGCCGCTGGCCGATGGCCTGTTGCGCTCCGCTGGCTCGGTGGACCATGACGCCGCGCCCATCGTGCCCCAGCCGGCAGCAGCCGTGCCGGCGCTGGATATGCAGCGCAACACCGACCCCCTGACGCCCGCCAGCCCGGCGCGCGGCCAGGAGGCGGGTATCGAAACCCTCGGAGCCGATGGCGTCCGGGAATCCACACAACCCTGAGGAGAACGACATGGCCAAGAACACCGCCATTGGAATGGACAAGGACTGGCAAGCCGAGAGCGACATGCGTGCGCTGGCCGAGGCCGAGGAGATCCGCAAGGACCCCAAACGGTTGAAGGCGGCGCTGGCCAAGGCCAAGGAAAAGATCGAGGAACTGCAGAAGCTGCAGGGCCCGGCGAAGAAGTGATCACCGCATCCCACTGAAGGACATACGAACCATGAACCCCATGCTCAACAAACTCCTGAGCCATTACATGGCCCCTGCTGGTGACGAAGGCGCGGACGCGGGTGGCGCCGGTATTGCCGATACGGACGTGACCACGCTGGGCGACGACGATGCCTACATGGCGCTTTCCGAAGATGAGCGTCGCCACCTGCGCGGTGACCATGCCAGCGATGACCCGAGCGCCGAGACATTGGCCGCGGTGGTAGCGGCGGGCGAGCGTGAGCCGGGCCAGGGCGCGGCGCCTGCCAATGCCGATCCGGATGAGACCGGCGGTGACAAGGGTAGTGCTGGTATCCCGCGTGCACGCTTCAATGAAGTCAACGACCGACGCAAGGCGCTGGAATCCGAGGTGGAGGAGCTGCGTGCTCAGCTCGCGGCGCGCAATGGCGTTGCAGCGCAGGAAGCCGTAACGCCACCGGTTGCCCAGTCGCTGAGCCTCCAGGAGGCCGAGGAGCAGTACGCCCAGCTCATGCTGGATGGAGACACCAAGGCAGCCGCAGCGCTGCGCTTGCAGATCAATACCGCCATCGAGGAAGCGGCGCTCGCGCGTTTCAACCGGGCCAGCGCCAGCGAGAGGACACAGACCCAGACCGCGGCGACGGTCGAGCAGTTGCTGGGGCAGTTTCCCTGGCTCGAATCGCCTGAGGGCGCTGAGGCGCTGGAGCTGATTGAGGCATCTGCCGCCATGAAGATGCAGCGCGGCGTGCCCAAGGCCCAAGCCATCAGTGAGGCCACCTTGGCCATCGCCCCGAAGTTTGCACCCCCGCATAGGGTTGGACAGGAGGGGGACAGTTCTGGTGATATCCGCACCCAACGGGCCAACGAGCGCGGCGCCGCCCATTCCATGCAGCAGCCACCGCTGGCGCAGGCAGGCATGGGCAACAGGGCAACACCGGTGGTCGTGGACACCTCCAAGCTCAGCGACGAGGAGTACATGGCGTTGCCGGAGTCTGAGCGCAAGAAGGCGCGCGGAGACTGATGGAAGCTCAGGCCGGCGAGGAGTCACCCACCTTGCCGGCTTCAAAACTCAACGGGTTGTCGCCCTGGGCTGGCGTTAAACGGTCTGGCGCTCTTGGCCGCCGAAGCCATGTTCTCGCAGTTGGGCGGCGTCATGTCCCGAGAAGAAACCGTACTTTTTGGAGCTAGACATGGAAACCAACTTCGCAGGGCTGACGCCCATTCAGAAGGTCAACTGGGCGCGTGAAACCTGGAGCGCCGCCCGCGACCAGATGTTCATCAAGAACTTCATGGGCAAGGGTGAGAACAACGTCATCCAGCGCATCACCGAACTCTCCAAGACGGAGAAGGGCGAGCAGTGCATCTTCCAACTCGTGGCCGACCTGGTGGGCGATGGCGTCATCGGCGACAACGAGCGCGAGGGCAACGAAGAGGCGATGCAGTCGCACAGCCAGATCATCACCATCGACCAGATCAGCCACGGCGTGAAGAACAAGGGCAAGCTGGCCGATCAGAAGACGGTGATCAACTTCCGTGAGCAGGGCCGCGACAAGCTTGCCTACTGGCTGGCCAACCGCTGCGACCAGCTGGCGTTCCTGTCCTTGTCGGGCATCAGCTATGCCTTCAACAACGACGGTTCTCCGCGTGTTGGCTCGCCGTTCCCGAACCTGGCCTTCGCTGCCGACGTGCGTGCACCGTCGACCAAGCGTTCGCTCATGTGGGACGGCTCCTCGCTGCAAGTTTCGGCCACTGGCAGCATCACCAGCGCCTACGTGCCCAAGTACAGCATGATCGTGGATGCCATCGCCTACGCGAAGGAGCACCGCATCAAGCCGCTGATGAGTGGCGGCAAGCCGTACTACGTGATGTTCCTGGCACCGGGCTCTCTGGCTGCGATGAAGAAGGATCCCGACTACCAGCGCGCCGTGGTGGCTGTGGCCACGAAGGCCGGTATGGACTCGCCCTGGTTCACGGGCGCGACGGTGACTGTGGACGGTGCAGTGCTGCACGAGCACAACCTGGTCTACACGACCAAGGGTGCTGCGGCCGGCGCGAAGTGGGGCGCTGCAGGTGCAGTGAACGGCACCCGTACGCTGCTGTGCGGTGCGCAGGCCCTGGGCATGGCCGACCTCGGTCCTGGCGACTGGGTGGAAAAGCTCTTCCAGTACGACAGCCAGGTGGGCCTGAACATCGACAAGATCCTGGGCCTGCTCAAGCCCCAGTTCTACTCGATCTACGACAAGTCCATTGAGGACTTCGGTCTGCTGACCATCGACCACTACCTGCAGTAAGCAGCCTCGTGGGCGGGGCCTGCGGGTCCCGCTCCTTCCTCCCCTTGTTGTTGTACGGAGCACATCATGACCATCAAAAAGAATCCTTCGCGCCAGGAGCTGATCGCGGCGCATCTCACCATCGGCTTTGCCGACATCACCGCCTATGGCTCCGCCGAGGATGCATTCGACCTGCCCGGCAATGCGGTGCTGGTTGGCGGCGACGTGACGGTGCTCACGCCCTGGAACAGCGCGACTACGGCCACGCTGAAGCTGGGTGACGCCACGGCCAATGACCGCTACACCGCGGCTGCCATCGACCTCAAGACCGCCGGTCGCACGGCGCTTACCCTCACGGGCTACGAGCACCCTGTCGCCGAGGCGCTCAAGGCCTTGGTGGACCAGACCGGCGCGGCCGCCACCGCAGGCCAGGCACGCATCTCCATCCTCTACTACGTGGAAGGCCGCTCGGCTTTCACGCAGGACTGAACTGAGTTCAGTGTGTGGGCCATCGTGGCCCATTCGCCTGGCGGCCTCGCGCTGCCGGGCTCTTTCTCAAGGACATCACCATGACCAAGCGCTTTCGCTCTCCCTCCGACACACCACTGCACGTTGCCCTGACCTCGGGCCACACCGTAGTCATTCCGCCCGAAGGCATTGAACTGGATCCCATGTTCCATCGCGAGGCCATCGCCCGCGGCGCAGTGCTGGCCGAGGGCGCTACTGCCGAGGACCAGACCCAGGTGTTCAGCCGCCAGCTCGCAATTCGTGAAGCCATCGCGGCCATGATCGCTGGCAAGGACAAGGATGACTTCACCGGCGACGGCAAGCCCAACCTGGTGAAGCTCAAGGCCAAGACCGGCTTCCAGGTCTCGCGCGAAGAGGCCGACTCCGTGTTCGCCGAACTGTCCCCGCAAGGCTGAACGCCATGAAGGTGGACGACTTCATCTCCCGCTTCCGAGCGGTGGTGCTCGATGATCAAGTGCCGCCGTTCTGGGCGGGTGAGGAGATCGTCTCCTACCTGAACGAGGCCGTCCAGGAGGCCTGCGAGCGGGCCAAGCTCATCGAGGACCGCTCCATGTCGCTGGCCCTGGTGTCCGGCCAGGACACCTACAACCTGCACCCCAGCGTCTTCGAGGTCAAGCGGTTGGCCTTCCGAGGCCGGCCGCTCGATGAAGCCAGTGTCGAGGAACTGGACTGCGACGCGCCCGGCTGGGAGCTGCGCACCGGTGAACCACGGCGCTTCATCTTCGAGCCGGCCAGCGGCGTGCAGCCGCCCAAGGTCCGCCTCGTGCCCACGCCGAACCTGACCGGTATCGCATCGCTCACGGTCTACCGTGGTGCGCTGAAGCCGCTGAGCGCGGACATGGGCGTGGCCCAACCAGAGATCCCTGCGCGTTTCCACGAGCGCCTGATGGACTGGGTGATGCACCGTGCCTACCTCAAGCAGGATACCGACACCTTCGATCCCAACAGGGCCGCCACGTCTCTGGACCTGTTTGTGCAGGCCTTCGGCCAGCGGCCCGACGCCAACGTGCAGCGCAAGCACCGCGACCGCCGTCCGCCCATCGTGCACTGCAACTGGTAGCACCACAGAAAGATTCACATGCCTGCCAAACAATCCGAATTTCATCGCCGTTTGCTGGCCTTGGTCGACGGTGGCCGTGTTCGTGGCCCCGGCTCGGACACTTCCGATTCCATCCCTGCGCGCTTGTCGGACGGTGAGTTCGTTTTGCCTGCCGACACGGTGCGCAAAGTGGGGGTCAGGAGTCTTCGCGACTTGGTGCACATGACGCATCAGCCCAGCGGCAAGCCATCTCATCCTGCGCGCTTCGCCGATGGCGGGCCTGCCTCGAGCCGCCTGCAGGGCTTTAACCTGGATGCATGGGTGAATCAGATGGATGAGCAACGCGCCGCATCTACCCGGGCCGCTCAGGCTGCCGGTGCTCAGGCACTAGCGGAAGCTGACGCGAATGCTGCCCGGCAGGCCAGGCCTCCGGCGCCAGGTAGTGAGCCCACGAGTCGCGCAGGCACGGACCCCACGTCGCAGGCTGCCAGCGCTGCTTCTGCAACGGGTGGGCTGCAAGGTGTCGCAGATCGTGTGAGCGCAATGGACTCCGGCGCCGGTGCTGCTTCCGCCACCCTGCCGCAGGAGCAGGGCTCGAGCGCAAGTCTGACGCAAGGGCAGTTGCAGGCAGCTCCGACACCGCCGGCTGACGCCGAACAGATCGCCAGCGATAGGGCCGCGGCTGGCCGCTTCGGCGCGGGGTTCGTCAATGGGTTCGGCAACATGGCCCGCGCTGCGGGTGACATTGCAGGGCTTCCGGTGCGCGGGGTGGCTGGTGCGTTGGACACCGCCGTGGTGCGGCCGCTGCGCGCGGCGGGACTGGGTGTCGGCTACTTGAGCCCGCATCTGGTGCCGACCGGAGTCGATCCCACCAGCATGACGCCGTTCACGGATCAGAAGCGGCAGGACGGTGGGGAAGCCTCGGCTCCGTTCGCAGCTTCACCTGCAGTTCCTGCGGCCACTCCTGCCGCCTCTTCGTCTGCTCCAGCGCTTGCCAGCGCGGAGGAAATGCAGAATCGCATGGGAGCGATTTCCCGGTACTCGCCTGCCGCAACTGGGCAGCCCGCGGCCGCGGTGAAGCAGGACTGGAGCCGGAGTGGCGGAACCAATGCCCAGGTGGCACAGGCCAACCCGCAAGGTGTGGTGACAGCCAGGCGCGGCGCCGATGGCACGATGGAGTTTTCGGGGGGGAATGTGTCCGGACCGGTGTCTTACGCTGATGCGGACGGCAAGGCATTGCCCGGTGGTGGCATTGATGACAAGGGCTTCTCTGCCTTCAGTGTGGCGCCAGCAGGCGCAAACGTGGCCATGGGCGCGAATGGAAGCTACGCATTTGCCGAGCGCGGCAACGCACAGCAGCCGTCGCCGGGCGGGCAGCGCTCGCCGGTGGGCATGTCGGTAGAGCAGGCGCAGCGTGAGGGGTTGATTGGCGAGCGCGTCGGTTATGACCCGCGATTTGATCAGCGACTGACGGTAGCGGGGGTGCAGCCCAGCGTTCAGAACGCGACTTCGACTCAGGGCGGTGATGCCCGCGCGCGGCTGATGTCTGTTGGTGGTGGGCAACTTCAGATCCCCCGCGTCCAGGCGCCCACGGTGCTCAGTAGCCTCAATGACTGGCAGCGGCGCAACCAACTGCGCAATCTGGAAGTGAGCGCCAACAGTATCACCAACAACGGCGAGCGCTTCGACCGGCACAAGGGCATGTCTCCGGCCATGCAGGCCTACCTCGCCGCGCTGGGCGCAGAACTCAAAACGCAGAACCAGCAACCCGAGATGGACACGACCGCGATGCGCGAGAACGCAGATCTGCAGCGCACGGGCATGCATGAGCAGGGGGCGAATCAGCGCTCTCTGGTGCAGGCGGCGCTCGATCAACAGCGGATCAACCAGACGGGGCAGACGCAGAGGTACGCGAACCGCACTGCACAGCGTATTGAGGACGCCCAGGTGGCGCTGGTAGGCGCCAAAACGCCGCAGGATCAGCACGACGCGCGAACGAGGCTGATGGCGTTGATGGGCAAGACGGATGGAGAGAAGTGGGCGCACGCCCCCGGCGGTCAGGTGTTGGATCCGAAGACGCAGCAGCTCATCACGGTGCCCAGCACCATCTACAACCAGATGACTGGGGAGACGAAGGTATACGGTGGGCAAGTGGCCGGTGCGGAGATGCCATTGTCTAGAGAAAAACTAGTCAAGGGGCAGGTGTACCAGACTGCGCGTGGGCCTGGGCGATGGGATGGGAGCAATTTTCAGTCTGTCCGGTAAGTGGTTGTTCGCATTCGGCGCTTTGCATCTGACGCATGCATAGGCCGTCCACCGTGTAGGGTTCGACGCCCGGCCCGATGACGGGAACAGTGGGGGGATGGCAAACGAGTCTTTCTCCTTCGAGGAGGCCATCGGCCTCTCCCAGAAACCTCAGTCGGGTGGCGCCGCTGCCGGTGGCAGCTTCAGCTTCGAAGAGGCGCTTGGGCGGCCCGTTCAAGCGACTCCCGGCTTCATTCCCACCATCAAACGCACAGGTGGCCAGATGCTCACCACGGCTGCCACGACGGCCGAGGATGTGGTGGGGCCGAATGCCGTCACGCAGGCGATGCGTGAGGCGGGACAGGGGATCATCGACCGCAATCCAGCTGGCATCACGAAGCCGGGCGACGTGGTGGACAAGCCGTGGTTGGCGGTAAAGGAAGCGACCGGTAATTACGCTCCGCAGATTGCCGCTGGTGCAGCGGGCGCTGCGGCTGGTGCGAGTCTCGGGGCGCTGGCCGGTCTCGTCGGTGCGGCCATCGGCGGCGTGGCTGGCAGCCTGCTGCCGATCTTCACGCAGGAATACGGCGGCATCCGCCAGGAGCAGAAGCAGTCTGGTCAGGAAGACAAGGCCCGTGCGCTGGCGGCGGCGATCCCTGCGACTGCACTGGAACGATTCGGCATGGGCAAGGCGCTGAAGGTGCTCAAGGGCGTGCCCAGTGGCACGGCGGGCTCCATCCTCAAGGAAGCGGGCAAGGGTGTGCTCAAGGAAGGTGCGACCGAGGGCACGCAAAACGTCATCGAGCAGGTCGGCGCATTCAAAGACCCCACGGCGAGCGGGAATCTGGAAGACACGGCGCTGTCCGCCGTGATGGGCGGCATTGGCGGCGGGGTGATGGGCAGTGCCGCTGGCGCCGTCGATGGAGCGCGCTATCGCACGCAGCAGCGTGAACAGGCGCAGGCCACCCAGCGCGCGCAGGAAGCCATCGACAGCGCCGATCGCCTGGCCGAAGAAGCGCGCAACACCCAGCCGATGATGCTGGGCAACAGCGCGCCGGATCGGCTGTACGTGTTCCCCGATGGCACAGTGGGCCGCACGGGCGAGGTGGAGAGCTACCTCGCCAATCTCCCAGAAGACCAACGGGCGGAGGCACGAGCCCGCCTGATGGGACAGCACTACACCGAGGTGAACGATCCGCAGGCGCAGCAGGCGCGCCGCTGGTGGGAGAACTACGGCGATGGCGCTTCGGCCCAGCCTCGTCCCGACTACCTGGCAGAGGTGCAGCAGGCCGTGCGCGCCGGCACGCCGTACAGCACCCAGCAGACGGTGGACACGGTACGCAATGCGATGGAGGATGTCTGGCTGGAGCAAAACGTGGGCGTGGCGGAAGATGGCGCACAACCGGCGCAGGCGGCCGACACGGTGGGCGCACAGCTGCAGGATGCGTTCGAGCAGGGCGGCGGCGATGCAGCGATCGCCGCGGTGGATGCGCGGGTGCGCACGGGCCGCATTCTCTCGGGCCTGCAGAACATTCTGGACGCTGGGGCCGATAACTCGGCGCAGGTGCTGGGAAACCTGAATGACGGGCTGACCCGCATCAATGAAGCACCGCTGTCCCAAGACGAAGTGGCGCGCGTGCGCCGCATGTTGGATGCGAGGGCGGCTTTTACCGGGCAGACCACACCGGCAGCGTTGCCGGATACGGCGCCTCCCGTGGTCGATCGGCACGCCGACAACGCGGTGATGGAGGCGCTGATCCCCGAGCGGCCCAGCCAGCGCATGGGCCTGCGCAGCGGCCCTGAGGCGGGCACGCTGGAGAGGACTGCCGCGCTTGCTGTGGACTCGGGTGTGCACGCGCAGATGCTGCAGGCGGCTGCGAGCGACCTGCAGGCGCGTCGCCCGGGGTCCGGCGTGGCCGACCAGAGCAACGCTTTCGACGTGCAGGGACGGGTGGTGGACGACGGCGCCGCAGGCACGCCGCTGAGCCTGGCCGCTGGCCAGCCGGTGGTGGTCGAAGCATCCGCACCCATCAATCGCACTGGTGAGCCGCTACGCCTGAACGTCGCTCACGCGCTGCGCAATCAGGCGCGCGAGGCTGGCATTGCCGCTGCCGTGGTGCCTCATGCCAGTGGCAGAGGCTACAACGTTGTGCCGCAGCTCCCGGCTCCAGCGGCTCCAGTTGCCCAAGCTGCACCGGGTGTGGTGGCCGCGCAGGGTGGTGCGCCGTTCGCCACGCGCACCGTGGCGCAGGCCGAGCTGCAGCGGCAAGGCCTTGAGGCATCGCGTGAGATGGCTCCGGCTGGCGGTGATGCGCCCCTTGGCTTCGTGGTGCCCCCGAAGGCGCCTACTACGGGAGCAGCTCCGGTAGTAGAGCAGCGACATGCGACCTGGCGTACGAATGCCATTCAGGCCGGCCGCGTGGCACGTGGCCTGGGGATCAACCCCAAGGGCAAGCGGCTGGCGCAGGTGGTGGCGGAGATCGACGCGGCGGACGCACAGCGCGCGGGGGTGGCGCAGGACGGCTCCGATCTGTCGGCGGGGAACATCGACCGCGAATGGAGCGCCTTTGCGCCCGAGACTGGTTCCCTGGGCGTGCCGCGTGCCGAGATGCCGCAGATCAAGGCCGAGCACCGCGGCGCGCTGGTGAACTTCCTGAAGGCGCGCGGCATCGACAGCCGCGCCGAGGAAGTGCCGGCCAACGACCTCAAGCCGACGCAGGCCGAGTTCTCGCAAAACAAGGTGGAGCGGGCCCGCGCCTTCAAGGGCGGCGACCGTTCGATCCTGGTGTCCTCGGACGGCTATGTGGTGGATGGCCATCACCAGTGGCTGGCCAAGCGAGCCAACGGCGAGCCGGTGAAGATGATCCGCCTGCAGGCACCGATCCGCCAGGTGCTGGCGCAAACGGCAGAGTTCCCCAGCACTGCCAGCGGGCGCGGCGCGCAGCTGCAGGATTCCCCCTCCAGCAGGGGGGCGGCCAGCACCACGACGAGCAGCAGGGTTTTTGCTCCTGAATTGGTAGCTGTAGGCGCTGATGTGTCAGGCGCTGGAGGCGAATCAAATTCGTCGCATGGGGGTGGCCAGCAGCAGGATCGAGCAACACGGCTAAGCCTACGGCAAGAACCCACAGAAAATCAGGTTCCAACGCTTGACCAGAAAGCGCCAGTAGCTATTAAATCAGGAGATAATTCCAGCGCACCAAGCCCCAGCACAGCACGCGCTGCAGCACCACGATCGGCCACCAGGATCGGGGACTTCGGTGAGGAGCTGAAGGGCGCGCGCAAGATGCTCTATGCCGAGGCGTACGCCGACGGCATGGCAAAGGCCAAGGAGCTGGATACCAAGGCCCACCCGCTTTCCAAGACGTGGCCGGAACCTGAATATGGAAAGCTGCTGGAGGGTGGCGCGTCGCTGCAGGCGGTATCGATGGTGCGTGCCATGCGCGACGCCGTGCCCACCAAGCCGCAGGCTTCCTGGAAGCTTAAGGGCTGGGCCAGCAAGGTCGAGGCGCTGCGCGGCTTTTCCGAGGACATCCTGGCAGGCCGCATCGACCCCGGCAGTGTGACGCGCGAGATGGAGCGTGTCGGCATCCCCAGGGTGACCAACCAGGCGGCGCTGTACGAGGCCTTGGGCCATGACCGCTCCATGAAGGGTATCGAACTGTCGTCGGCCAGCTATTCCATGTATGACGGCGTGCGCTTCGATCCACCTCGCACTATCTGGACGGTGGCGCGCGAGGCCAAGGGCAGTGCTTTTGGTAACTGGCCGCGCGAGTTGGCCAAGGGCGACACGCGCGAGGCTGCGATCGCTTCCTTCAAGAAGCGCGCCTCCGAATTGCTGGCCGAGGAGCAGGCGCCCACGAAGGGTGCCACGTTCGAGATCTACAGCAAGCGCGCCGGAGGGGCTCGCGAGTTCTTCATTGGCAAGAAGATCGGCCGCAACGTGGCCGAGCTCAAGGCCGGGTTCCAGGACCTGAAGGTCGCCCGCCAGTACCTGGCCGGTCACCAGACCGAGCTGGAAGGCCTCCTGACCAAGTACAAGGCCGTGCCGCCCGTGCGCAATGACCAGAACGCCCCGCGCATCGGCCAGGACTACCGCAAGGGCGCCGACGTGACGCCCGAGCAGTTCCAGGACACCTTCGGCTTCCGGGGCGTGCAGTTCGGCAACTACGTGGAGGGCGCGCGCCGCCAGCAGGATCTGAACCAGGCTTACGACGCCCTCATGGATCTGGCCGGCGTGCTGAACCTTCCGCCCCGGGCGCTGTCGCTGGGCGGGCGGCTGGGCCTGGCCTTCGGTGCGCGCGGTGCTGGCGGTGTGGATGCGGCTGCGGCGCACTATGAGCGCGGTGAGGTGGTCATAAACCTGACCAAGAAGCAAGGGGCTGGCAGCTTGGCGCATGAGTGGTGGCATGGCCTGGACAACTACTTCTCGCGCCAGCGTGGTGATGGCGGCAGCTACATGACCGAAGACTCCCGCCGTGGCGATGGTGTGCGCGAGGACATGCGCGCAGCCTTCCGGGACGTGATCTCTGCGATCAATCGTACCGGGATGCACGAGCGCAGCCGCAAGCTGGACGACCGGCGCGCCAAGGAGTACTGGACTACCAAGCCGGAGATGTCGGCTCGGGCCTTCGAGAGCTACGTCATCGCAAAGTTGCAAGACCAGAGCGCGGGCAACGACTACCTGGCCAATGTGGTTGGGGCCAGCGTGTTCGCGCTGGAGGACGCCTACCCGTACCCCACGGCGGGCGAGCTGCCGCAGATTCGGGGCGTCTTCGAGGCGTTCTTCCAAACAGTGGAGACGCGCAAGGGGGAGGGTGGGGCCGAGGTACTTTACAGCATCAGCAGCGAGGCGGCGCCAGCGCGCGGCCTATCGGTGGAACAGGCCCAGCAGGCGGTGCAACAGGCCCTTTCTGGGCTCAGGAACCCGCCACCAATCGACATCGTGGCGCGGAGCGAGGAGCTTGGTGCTGATGCGCCGCAGGGCGTAATGGGGGCGGCGATACCAAGCGAGGGCCGCATCGTCATCGTGGCTTCCGCTCACCGCAGTGCTGATGCTGTCGTCGAGACGCTTTTCCATGAGATGTTCCACTTGGGGCTGCGCAACGTGTTGCCCGCCCAAGATTATGTGCAAGCGATGCTGGACCTTGCCAGGCGGGACAGTCGCGTGCAGGAGTATGCCAACCGCTGGAAGAAGGAAGCTCCCGATGCTTCCCAGCAGCTCCAGGTCCTGCGCGAGCAAGGCCACACCGGCAGCGAGTTGACTGCCCATTACGAGGCACTGGCTATTGAGGAGGGGCTGGCCGTGGTGGCCGAGGAACTGCGCGCCCGGAAGCAGGCGGGCACCAAGCTGGGCCTGCGTGTGCGCACGTTGGCCAACTGGCTGGCCAGCGTGGCTGAGCGCATGGGCATGCAGCGCCTGGCTGATTCCATCCGCAAGATGACCTACAACGAGGCCGAGCGCTTCGTGCTCAAGGCCATTGAGCATGCCGGGCGCGCGTCTGGCGATCAGGATGGAATGCGATTCCGTACCGTCGACCCGGTGCAAACACCCGCGTTCAAGCGCTGGTTTGGCGACAGCAAGGTGGTGCGGGGAGGGCGGGCGCTCGCGGTGTACCACGGCACCGGTGGCGACTTCAGCGTGTTCAGCCGCGATCGAGCGGGCGCCACGACCGGCGCGGCCAATGCCGGGATGGGCTTCTTCTTCACCGACCGGCCGGAGGTGGCAGGCAGCTACGCCCGCATGGGCGGCGGCGCGCAGAACATCATGCCGGTGTATCTGTCGCTGCAGAACCCGCTGCGCCTGGAGGCCAGCAACATGATGCAGGCCGACAAGCTCCTGGAGGCTGAACTGCAGCCCGAGCACGATGGCGCCATCATCCAAGTGGCCATGCACGATGGCGGAACGCAGACGGTGTACATGGTTCGCCAGACGAGGCAGGTCAAGAGCGCCATCGGGAACAACGGGCAGTTCGATCCGAACAACCCCGACATCCGCTTTCGCGCCCGGGGCGACAACCCCGCTGCACAGCGCGTGGGTGATGCTCTGCACTCGCTCACCGTTACCAACATCAAGCAGCAGACCGCCTTCAAGGCAGCTGACCTGCGCCCCCTGAGCCTGCAGTTCCTTGGGCGCCGCCAGTTGGTGGATGTGTACGGCGACATGCTGCCCGAGCTGCGCACCTATAGCGACCTGATGGCACGCATGGATGCCGACAAGAACGAGGCAGGCGTGGGTGCCGACCAGTTGGCGCAGGATTGGGCTAGGCTGCCCGACGAGCGCCAGCTTGCTGAGCTGATGCACGACGCCACGCTGGCGCAGATGGACCCAGCCCGGGACTACCAGGACGGTGACAACCGCCTGCAGTACGGTGCACTGCGCAAGCGCTTCGACGCCCTGACGCCTGCGGCCCGCGACGTGTACGCCCGGGCCCGCGACATCTACCGCCAACACATGCGCGATGTGCGTGCGGCCATCAAGGAGCGCATCGAGCGCGCCGAGATGAGCAGCGAGCGACGCGCTGCCATGCTCAAGCGCCTGGACGATGAGTTCTTCGGCCGCATCAAGGGCGTGTATTTCCCGCTCGCGCGCTTCGGCCAGTACGTGGTGGTGGTCAGGGGCGCGGACGGTAAGGTCGAGAACGTCAGCCGCGCTGAGACCATGGCCGAAGCCGACACGCTGCGCCGCCAGCTACTGACCGCTTTCCCCCAGGCCAAAGGCTTCACTGTGGGCAAGGTGCTGAAGGCCCGGGACTTCGTGGCCGAGCGCGACAGCGTGGGCCGTGGGTTCATGGAGCAGCTCTACAGCGTGCTGGACAAGCAGGGTATGGACGCAGCGCAGCGCGCCGAGTTGGAGGACGCACTTGGCCAGCTCTACCTGTCGTCGCTGCCCGACTTGTCCTGGGCCAAGCATGGCATCCACCGCAAGGGCACGCCCGGCTTCAGCCAGGACGCGCGCCGAGCTTTCGCGCAGAACGTGTTTCACGGCGCCAGCTACCTGGCCAAGCTGCGCTACGGCGATCAGCTCCAGGACCAGCTCGCCGAGATGCAGCGCCGGGTGGACGCGGGCGCCAGCGATGAGGACTTCAACTCGGTGAAGGCGCAGCAGGTGGTGGATGAGATGGCCAAGCGCCATGACGCGGCCATGAGCCCCAAGACCAGCGCTGTGTCCACGGCGCTCACCAGCATGGGCTTCATGTTCTACCTGGGCCTGTCGCCGGCATCGGCCATGGTCAACCTGACGCAGACCGCCATGGTGGCCTACCCCATCATGGCCGCGCGCTGGGGCTACCGTCGTGCCGGCGCCGCGCTGCTGCAGGCCAGCCAGGCGGCCGCCCGCGGCAGAAACGACATCACCGCCAGCCTGAACCCTGACGAGAAGGCCGCCTTCGAGGAGGCCGTGCGCTCGGGGGTGGTGGACGTGACCATGGCCCACGATTTGGCCGGCATCGCCCAGGGTGAAGACCGCAATGTCTCCTACAAGCTGCGTCCGGCGATGCGCGCCGCGAGCTTCTTGTTTCACCACGCTGAGAAGTTCAACCGCCAAGTCACCTTCGTGGCTGCCTACAGGCTTGCGCGCGAAGGCGGTGCCGGGCGGGAGAGCGCGTACCAGCAGGCGGTGCAGGCTACCTACGACGGGCACTTCGACTACTCGTCCAACAACCGCCCGCGCGTGATGCAGGGCAACGTGGCCCGTGTGCTGCTGCTGTTCAAGCAGTATGGCCAGAACATGATCTACACGCTGGTGCGCAATGCTCAGCAGTCCCTGCAAGGCGCCACGCCTGAGGTGCGCGCTGAGGCTCGCAAAGCGCTGGGCGGCCTGCTCGCTATGCATGGCATGGCTGCTGGCGTGTTGGGCCTGCCCATGGTGACCACGCTGCTGGCTGCAGCATCGATGCTGGGAGGAGACGATGATGAACCCTGGGACGCTCAGGTGGCGTTGCGCAACATGCTGGCCGACACCTTTGGCCAAAAGCCTGCCGAGGTCCTGGCTCACGGTCTCTCACGCCTCACGCCTTGGGACATCTCGGGGCGGGTGGGCATGGACAAGCTGATATTCCCCGATGTGCAAGAAGGGCTGGAAGGCCAGCGCCTGGCTGAGTCCGCCATGACTGCTGCCCTGGGGCCGGTGGCCGGTATTGGCGTCAATGTGCTCAAGGGCCTGCAGGAGATGAGCGAGGGGCGCTACCAGCGGGGGCTGGAGACCATGGTGCCCAGCGCGCTGCGTGGGCCGCTCAAGGCTTGGCGCTATGAGACCGAAGGGGTGAAGGACAAGACCGGCATCATGGTGCAGGATGAAGTGGATGCTGCGGCGCTGTGGGGCCAGGCGGCCGGATTCTCGCCGTCCTCTGTGCGCAACGCCTACGAGGGCAAGGCGGCCGTCGTGGGCAATGACCGCGCGCTCATGGCACGGCGCAGCAGTCTGGTCGAGCAGTTCGCCATGGCGGCCATGGCTGGTGACGAGGCGGGCAAGACCGAGGCGCGCGAGGCGATTCAGCGGTTCAACGAGAAAAACCCGAGGCGGCGCATCCTGCCGATGCAACTGGCGCGGAGCGTGGCTGCGCGTCAGAAGCGCATCCGGGAGGCGCGGGAAGGCGTGTATCTGCCGACCAAGCGGCGGGACGCGGTGGAGCAGGGGCGGTTTGCAGCGGGATAGCGGGTTGAGCCTGAAAGCCCCGACGCAGTACCATGCGGGCATGACCAACCTCGTCGGGACCTACCGGTTCACTCGTGATCCGGTTGCGGGTTTTTTCGCACAGAACACTGCTTCAACAGATGCGCTGAACGTGCTGGTGCAATGGGTTGGCATCGCGAGCGAACGCACGTATATCCCGCTAGAAGATGTCGAAGAGCATCTGATTGCGCGCGTGACGTTCCCGAGCTCTGACCGGTCGGCGGCTGCACGCGACATGGATCGCTTGTGTCAGCGACATGGCGTTCAGCGCGAACCGCTTGATGGCTGTCCTTCGCAAGAAGGCTGAGACAGTACGGCCACTTCGCCCATGAAAAAGCCCGCGCGGAGCGGGCTGGTTGGAACGGATAATGGCAGATCAATACCTTATGCTGCCTCTCCAGTACCGAAGCCGGGCGAATTTAACCGCTCCTCAACGTCGTATGTGAAGTCCATTTCCTGTTGAATCGGCTCTTCGTTGGGGTGCCTGCTGTTCCAGATCATCTCGTCGATCTTGAGGTGCACCGCATCCCCGACCATTTGCTGTCGACGATCTGTGAGTGACCACAGCATCTGCGGTCGAGTCGCATCTTCAATGTCAACCCAAAGCACCATCTGCCTGCCATCATGCGCCCTGTTGCGCAGGGCATGATTCGCGCGGTAAGACAAGCCAGTCTTGTGGTCGACGCGATATTCGGCACGTGCTGCGTCAGCCAGCTGGGCCGCGAACAGCTCTCGCGCAGTCTTTGGCTTAGGTAGCGTAGCCCCTTGTTTGATAGCCCAATCGGCGACCTTTTCCAAATCGACGGCCCTCTCACCAGTTTCCTGCTTGTACCGGTAGATCAACGCCTGTAGCCGTTCGTTTTTGGTCATACTTATTCCTTACCTCAAGCCAACTGGTGCAACGTCGCCCCAGCCATCCACCACCGCACTAGGCAAGACGCGATCACGAATCTTTGCCATATGTGACCGGAACAAGTCATACCGGCCTGTCTTGAATTGAATCTGTCCGGCCACGAGCGCTGGATGCACGCCGAGCACTTTCGCCAAGCCCAGGAAGTCACGTTCTGGGAAGATGGGCGCCTTGCGTTTGATGAAGCTGTCTATGCGCACCTTTGGTGCACAAAACTCAGAGGCGGCAGCATTAGCCAATTTTTCCTCTTCATCGACGACGTCTCCATTGATGTCCACGTCTAGCGACGGTTCCACCTTGCCGTGACCACGAAAGACGTGTTCTAGTTCGTGACGCAGCACAAACCAGAAGTTATCCATGCGGTCGAATCTCATCGTCATGCCAATTACGGGTGAGCGCTCGTCTAGCCATAAGCAAACGCCGTCGATTTTGGACGATTTGAGCGCCTCCACGATGACAAATCGGATGCCACATTCTTGCAGAATGCGCGGAACATGCCGCGCCTCTTCCGGAGCGCTGAGTAAGGCTTGAAGCTTGGGAATCGCGGCGCGCGCGGCGTCCTCTTGATACTTTGGCACAAGCAGCTCTTTGGCAATTTGCCGTACTCTGTAGAGCCAAGCTAACTGAGGTGGCGAGGGCTCTTCTCCGGCTGATGTTTTCTTAGCCGCATGCGGCGTGGCAGATATCTGGGCAGCACTCTTCCCGTCGAAAAATTTCATCAACTCAGCGTCTACAGCATCAATATTTCGGATGCTGTCAACGTTGATCCAGCGTCTCTGGATTAATTCGTTGATAGGGAAATCGGCAAACATTTGAGCGCGCTTAGCTCTTAAAAGATCGGGTTTGGCAACGATGCGAGCGCGCGCCAGGTCAAAAGCCTGCTGCAACTCTAAAAACCTAGCGGCATCCACCTTAAACACCTCTTCCAAGGTGATAGCGATGTCAGCGGAAACAGCCTGCTTCCCAAGCATCAGCTTGTTGAGCGTGGATTCACTCATCGTCAGGACAGCTGCAAGGACACGTTGAGTCCAGCCTCTCTCCTGAAGCAGAGCCTCAATCAATTGGCCTGGGGTTCGGTATTCGTCATGCACACGAGCATTATCACACAAAAATTTCTAATTTTCGAAATTTCGCAACTTTCATAAGATCGGTGCTGTCGTTTTGTTGCTACTTGCGCCTCCACTCCCACGGCGGCACCGCCTGCTGGCTCCACAGCCCGCGCCGTACAACCCGGGCCTCATCCTGGAGCGGGTACAGCGTCTCGTACCCCTTCGAGTACCGGTCGTAGACCCATGCCAAACCGGCCTGCACTTGGGCCTTCCCCGCATCCTGCCCGCGGCACTCCACGTCCGCGACGGTGCGCCCGTACCGATCCTTGTTCTTCGGGGTAATCTTCGCCTCGATCCGGAAGCACAGCTCGGCCAAGTGCTGGCATGAGCGCCGGCCGAAGGGCTGCTTTCGCTCAGGGGCGTCGATGGCGGCCAGCCGCAGGTGAGGGCGGCCATTGCTTTATTCACGCGCCGTACCAAAGCGTCGGCAGCTTTGTGCTGGAGCCGCCGCAGATCAACTGTCTGGAAGGCGCGCTGTTGCTTGCCGCCGCACAGCTGCTTTGGACATCGTGCTTGCCCCCGCTACACTCCAAAAAGCGTCCATGCCGAGGGCTAGGCCCTCGACGCAGATCATTTCCTTTCCAGCAAGCCCCCCATGACGCTGCCCATGCAAGAAATCGAGAGCATCCAGCGCTTGGCCGGCAGCGTGCCGCCCGATCCGTTCACCGAGTCCCGAGCCTTGCGGCATAATGGAACATCACAATATTGATATGGTGAAGTGGGCCTTCAGAGTGTATGTGGGCCCGACGGGCCGCAACGATGTTCACGAGACCATTGAGAACCATGACATCTACGGCAAAGAGGCTTTTAAGCGCCACGTAGAACACTTGGCGGTAACGCCCAAGAACCAGTGGCAGGAGCCAGGCGTCAAAAAGCTCATAAATGAGGACCCTATCTATGAAATCCGGTACAAGGCAGATCGACGCTCAACCCGGGCGCTTGGCTACTTTGCCGAAGACGGCCGCACCTTCGTCATCGTCCTTATCTGCCACCACAAACAGCGGGTTTACGACCCGCCTGGTGCCTTCAAAAGCGCCCACAAGCGGATTGAGCAGATCCAACATGGAAGCGCATCGACAGTACCTCTCCAAGTCGATGGAGAAGACGTTCCTGCGGATGAAGAAGAGCCCTGAGGCCCGCGACGCCTACGTGCAGGCCGAGGTGGTGACGGCGCTGGCGATGCAGATTCGCGCCATCCGTATGCAGCGCCACTGGTCACAGGCCGAGCTGGCCAAGAAGATGGGCACCACCCAGGCGGCTGTGTCGCGCCTGGAAGATCCCAGCTACGGTCGCCTGTCCATCAAAACACTGCTGGAACTGAGCCGCGTGTTCGACACCGGGTTGCGCGTGCAATTCGTCTCCACGATCACCATGCTGCATGAGACCTTCAAGCCCAAGGCCCATCTGCGCGAGGTGCCCTCGTTTGAGCAAGAGGCCCTCAATGTGGGGTTCTACTCGTGCGTCAGGCCCATGACGGAGAGCGCTGGCATTCAGCCCCACAGCGTAGTTTCTGTTCCCATCGAGCACGCGCCGCCGCCACAGAAGACCGCTGTTGTATTCATCAAAATGCAAATGCACGCCCCTGCATCCCCATACAGATCAGAACTCGTACCGAGCACGCCATGACCGCAGACACCCAGACCCCAGCCGCCACGAAACTGAACCTCGTGCGACCGCCAGACGCCCCCACGATCTATGTGGAAGGCATCTCGCAAATGCTGGTGGGCTTTCCCAACAGCAGGCTCATCCTGGCCGGCCTGCAGCAGCGCGTCGACCAGGGCCAGAAGCTGGAAGAAACGCACCATGTGGCGTGCGAGTTGATCGTGCCCACCGCCGCGCTGATAGAAATGGCCCAAGGCATTTTGCAAAGCCTTGGCCGCAGCAAGGTGCAGCTGCAAGACGCGGGCGCCCAATGGCAGCAAAAAGTGCAAGAGGTTTTGGAGGGTCTTACCACTGTCGCCACCGCCCCGGCGGTAAGCCAGTGAATATGAGCGGCACGCCCGCACTACAGCCGCCCAGCCCGCCGCCGCTGACTGATGTGCCGTTCAGAAAAAGTCAGTGGGCAGAGCGTTGAAGGCGCGTCTCTCGCGGTTCGCCCTTCTATGACGGGTTATTTTTGGATTAGAGGCCGAAAATAGCCCTTGATGCACGCTGGGTTGCGCACGACCACGGAGCCCATTTGCTCGGCCGGCGGTGTTGTTACAGAATCAGACCGGGCACGAGCGCTGTGGCGCGCGGCGCGGACAACGATCATCTTCAGGAGCGCGGCATGAACCTCTACACGCGACAAGCGGCAGCGTTTCGCAACGAATTACGTCAGAGCTGTGGGACGCTGGTTGGCATCGTGCAAGGCGTGCTGGCCGATGGGCAGTTGCAAGACGAGGAGGTGCGCTTTCTGGATCAGTGGTTGCGCAATGCCGAGAGCGTCTCGTTGATATGGCCCGGCACCGTGATTGCTGCTCAGGTGCGCGAGGTGCTGGCTGATGGCTACATCTCACCCACCGAGCGCGCTCACTTGGTGGAGACGCTGCAGAAGCTCATTGGCGGCACGCTGGATGAAGTGGCTGAAACCGGCCTGATGAATCAACTGGCGCTGGATGAAAACGTGGAAGTGCAGATTGCGCAGCACAGCTTCTGCTTTACTGGTGACTTCGTTTTTGGCCCGCGCAGCGTGTGCGAGTCACATGTGACGGGCCGGGGCGGGCGCATTTCCAATGTGACCAAGAGCCTGGACTACCTAGTGGTGGGCGGCATGGGTAGCGCAGAGTGGAAGCACGGCAGCTACGGCCTCAAGATTGAGAAGGCGGTCACCTACCGAGAGGCGGGTGTGCCGCTTCGGATCGTGCACGAAGACGTGTGGGCTGATGCTCTGCAGTAGCCCGAACACAACACGCTACGATCCGTGGGACGCTTGGCCTAAAAAATTCCAGCATAGGCAAGCCTCGCGGCATGAGGACGACCACCGCGCGCTACATTGAAAATCAGTGCAAAAACCCGCCGACTGGCTCGGCACCGAGCATGCGGCTGCTCACACCCAGCCCTCCAGTGCCCCAATCCCCCTGTCCGTGCGATCGGCCGAATGGCCGTTTGCAGGCATTGACTGCAAGAAGGTGCTGGCGCTGGAGCCGCTGCGGAGCGACGTGGACAGAGCACTGGTGCAGCCACACGCAATCGGGTGGTGAAAGTGTGCGGGGATTTTTGCCAACCGTGCGGCAAAACAGGCAATTTCAGCGCCTGATGCGTGGTCGCTTTCATAGGGAGGCACTGTGGATGCAAACAGCGCACACGGTGCTTTTAATCCGTTGGTCGCGCGTTCGAGTCGCGCACGACCCACCAAGCCAGATAAGGAAAGCCTGCTATGCGAACGCTAGCAGGCTTTTTCTTTTCTACGT